GTATTTGTTGAAGAACTTAGAAAGTGTGTTTGTTTATGTTCAAACTGTCATCGTGAAGTTCATTCTGGTGTTGCTACAATACCAGATAATGTGATAAAATTTGATGAAAGTTTTTCAGATAAACCTTTACCGGAAAAACCAAAGCACCCTTGTAAAGAGTGTGGAAAATTGACAACTATAACTCAAACATTTTGTTCAGTAAACTGCTCTAATAAAAATAGAGAAGTTGCTGAATGGCCGAGTAACCAAGAACTACAAAAACTTGTTCTTGAAAATGGTTATACTGCTACTGGTAGGATGTTTGGTGTTAGTGATAATGCAGTTAGAAAAAGGTTAAATAGACAAAATAAGCCCTTGTAACTCAGTGGTAGAGTGCGATACTTGTAATATCGAAGTCGCAAGTTCGAATCTTGTCGGGGGCTTCCGCGATCATTTGCGCTGGAGCTGATAATCCAGAATGCCGTGATTGCGTCGGGGATGGTTACGATCATTCCCAATCGGGGAATTAGTTAAACGGTATAACGGGTGCTTTGCAAGCACTTATTAGGAGTTCGATTCTCCTATTCTCCATTCGCGAATAGCGAACAATTTGCCCTTGTATTCCAACGGTAGAGAAGGTGGACTTAGAATCCATACAGTGTAAGTTCGAATCTTACCAGGGGCACTTGACAATTAAAGATACATAGTCTATAATTGTCTCATATGCGGTTGTAATTCAGTGGTAGAATGTCTGCCTTCCAAGCAGAACGTCGTCGGTTCGAATCCGATCAGCCGCTCTCCCCTGTGGGGGATAAATAAGTTCGTAGGTGTTCGGTTTACCGATCTATGAATTTACACGATGCTGGTGTTTCATTAAAATTGGAATGTGCCATTCGTGGTTTGGGATTTGTTGAAATTGGGTGGCGAGTTGTCGCTAATGCTGGTATTTACTTTGTGAGACCGGTTTCTCAATGGAAAGTCGGAACTCCAACAGATGATCTACTTTTCTTTCAACTTCAAACTATTGAAGTCTATCAAAAGGAAGAAGACAGTCTGATTATTGGATGTCCAGTCGCAGATTCCGCAAAACGTGCTATAGATTTAGCGTTCTCTCTTTCGTGAATTATTATGGTTGATACTGAAATTATTAATACATATCGTCGGGAAAGAATTTCTGATCTTCTTCTTGATTACGTTGATGATGAGAATCTTGATTCGCGTCATGTTTATGAGGAACTTTTGGCAGAAGTAAAAAGTCTGTCTGATTATTTTCTTAAAAAGCATAAGAAAATGGAGAATCTATATACTCTTATGTTAGGTCACAGAGAAGTTGATCTCTCTGAACTTAAAGATCTATTATAACACATCAAGTGATAAACTTGCCCGATGACTCAGCTAGTGAAGAGACCTGCCTTACAAGCAGACATTGACGGGGGCGGAACCTGTATCGGGCATTTCCACATTTGCGTGGAATATCCACACTTCGGTGTGGATTTTATAGTATAAATAACGTGTTAGTTAAGATGATTAGTGATGAAGGTTAGATGTAAGGTGTGTAATAGGGAGATAGAGAGTTATCTGTCAAAACCTATTTCATGTGGATGTCAGAATATGACAACAATTATTCAGGATAAAATCACAGCAGTTGACTTGAGCAAGGTTGTTCTGGTAAACTTACCTGAGACCTCCAAAAAAGGAGGTGTCCTGACAAATGAAGATCTTGCCTTTCAAGAATCGCGACGCCAAAGAAGAGTTAAGAAACTTGACTTTGAGGTTCGGTAATCGCTAAACCTACTATAATGTGGAAGTGTGGCCGAGTGGTTGAAGGCACTTGTCTTGAAAACAAGCATGGTGAAAGCCATCGTGGGTTCGAATCCTACCACTTCCGTTGTTCTTTATCCGAGGTAAATATGGATGAACAGACTCTAGAAAACTGGAAGAAGATTAAAGAATCTATGGAATCTTCCGGAAACACAAACAACATGATTTACACTAGAGCATGTGCAATCCTAAGAACCGGTAAAGACCCTCTGGAAAATATCTTGGATAAAAAGTTCCTCTAAAATTTTTTTATATTATGACTGATAGTGAAAGGGAAGAAATCCAACAAATGATTGACAAGTCCATCGATAAAGCGATGGCAAAGCATAATAGAACTGCCACACTTATTAGTTCTTTGCTTGGAACTACAGTTCTGGCGTTCTATACTCATGGTCTTTTTACGGTAGTTTCGCAGATGAGATCGGGGATGTGACGCTTATAATCTTTGTTGTTTTATTTCTTGTCATATTGAGTCTCGTGATTCATGGGATTATTGTGATGAGAGAAACACATGGATATATTAAGTGCCCAGAATATAAGTTACATCCAGAAATGCGTGGAGTTAAGGCGGGGGAAGAATTAATAGTGATGAAACTGGACGATGAAGATCTTAAGGAACTTCAGGAAAGAATTCTAAAGCAAAAGATGGAGGAGTTGTTTGAAGAACCCTCTACATATGAAGATGAACTTGACGAAGATTGAGGAGAATTTTTTATGCGTGTTGGAATGATTGGCCTTGGTCGTATGGGCGAAGGTATGTCGCGTCGTATTATTCAACGGTCTCGCAGACTTCTGCAGGAGACTAATGACAACATTACTGTTTGGGGATATCGCAGAAACTATCCTGCTGCATGTGAAGCATATGAAAAGGGATATGTGAGCGGAGTTGTACAAAGTATTGAATACCTAGCACAGGTTCTTCAGGGTGAAGAACGTGCCGTTTATATGCTGGTGGTTCCAGCAGAAACTGTGGAGGATACACTTAATGAGCTACTACCATTTTGTCGCCGTGGAGATATTATTATTGATCATGGCAATAGCAATTTTAAGGAGAGCCGCCGTAGAGCGGAAAGGCTTTTTGATCAGTATGGTGTCGAATATATTGACTGTGGTACTTCTGGTGGTGTGTTTGGTCTGGAGCGTGGATACTGTCTTATGGTTGGAGGCAGAAATTCTGCAGTCTCCTATTGTAGCTCCATCTTCAACGCGCTCGCCCCAGACATCAATTCCGCACCGCGCACCAATCCTAACTCAGACGTAACTTCTGCAGAACTTGGATGGTTGCATTGTGGTGGTCCTGGTGCAGGACACTTTGTGAAGATGGTTCACAACGGTATTGAATATGGAATCATGCAAGCATATGCCGAAGGTTTGAATATTCTGAGTGAGGGTAATGCTGGATTAAAATATGTGAGGGAAGGTGATGCTGAAGTTGCTCCAATGTCTGACCCAGAAAGTTATTGCTACGATATTGACGTTTCTGAGGTGGCTGAGTTATGGCGTCGCGGTAGTGTCGTTGGTAGTTGGTTACTTGATCTTACCGCTGATGTTTTACGGGACGATAGACAACTTAGCAAATTCGGTGGGGGAGTTAGTGATAGTGGTGAAGGTCGTTGGACTGTCAACGCTGCTGTGGATCTTGGTGTACCCGCTCCTGTTATATCTGCGGCACTCTTCGAAAGATTTAACTCAAGGGGATTAGGTGGATTCGCGAATCGTGTTCTGAACGGTATGCGATACATGTTTGGTGGGCATCACGTGAGGTGATATGCATCACATGTGCAGAAATTCCCTCCAGAGTCCCTGGGGGGTTTATGATATTAATGTAAGGAGGTGAGAACTCCCCCATGGACAAACAAATGAAACTCAAGTATCACTTTGCTCTGTCTGCCTTTTCAAGGATGCATGGACCAGAAGTGTTGCAGCGCGATCGAAAAATCAAAGAGTTTTGTGCTGAATGGGCAACTTGGGATGTACATGCCCCCCTTGATTGTCTTAACAACGTTGATCAGTATTTTTATTACGAGTACAAAAATTGGCGCGGCTGGTAATCTGCGTCAGATGTGCTGAAAACCCATCCACTTCCCCTCAGGGGGTTATGATATAAATATCAGGCAAGGAGATCGCCACTCATGCATTCAGTTGCTTTATTTGTTCGATTTGTCATGGAGAATCCTGTTGCTGTTGGGATTCTTAGTGGTCTGTTAGTCTTTGTCCCCATTCTTGGAATTTGGGCAATTCACAAATACGGTTGGCAACACTGGGCACCATTTGACAAAGGACATAAGAACTGATATAATTAATTACGATAGAGGGTAAGCCTCTGTTATATCCTTGAGGTATATTACGCTTACTCCATCACCGGGCATTAGCGCAGTTTGGTAGCGCGTTCCGTTTGGGGCGGAAAGGCCAGAGGTTCAAATCCTCTATGCCCGATTGGGGAATATCCCCACTACACACTTTTGAATCATCTATGGAAATGGAAATTTATTCGGTTGACGAATTTCTTGAACGTTGGGACGAAATGATTGAAAGAGTTGAACATGGTGAAAGATTAGGCATCACGAACGGAACAGATCAAGTTGTGATGTGTCCAGCAGATGATGAATTGCTGGCATTATACAGTAATCATAACGAAGCACCCTAATGGGTTTTATGGTTCTGTCGCCTATTGGTTAAGGCCGACACCTTATAAGTGTCTGAACGGAGTTCAATTCTCCGCAGAACCATCTTGCTCGTTTAGCCATCTGGTAGAAGGCAGCGAACTCATAATTCGCCATCAGGAGAGTTCGATCCTCTCAACGAGCACCTATGCCCGTGTAGCCCAGCGGAAGAGGCAGAAGACTTAAAATCTTTTCAGCGGAGGTTCGAATCCTCTCACGGGTATGACAGTTTCCAAACTGTCCCAAACACTTGACTTCTACCTGTCAAGGACCTATACTAAAAAGGTAATCAGTTATCAATCATGACTATCGTTTCGAAATTCAAGAAAGACCTGCAGACTCTGCGGGGAGCAGCACAAGGTGATTTTTACCTTGATGTGAAGAACCCGAAACTTTACAAGAAAGTTCGCCGTTACTATGAGAATGAAGGTGTGGTGTTTTCTGGCGATCCCCTGGATGACTATGAAATTCTAATGGATTATGTTCTTAATGATCTGGAATCCCTGGAAGTAGCATAATGGAAAAACTAATTGAATTGCAGTATCAGTTCAAAGAACAGCAAAATTTTGTTTTGTATAAGTTCTTTAAAACTAAAGAGCAAGTTGATGCATTTAAACTGCAACATCCAGATTATATCTACTTGAATTGATATGAAACAGAAAGTTCTTCTTGAGCGCGATGGATACAGATTTGTTGAATGTGGTATTCTAGAAATCAACGGCAAACCAGATTATCGTATGCAAAAGCAGGATTATTATACAAAACGCTGGCGTGACATTTATCTTTTTGATAATCAACTTCAGTGTTTGACTGCCATGGAAGATGATCAGTATGCGCGTTGGTTGGATCCTGATAGAGTTCCTTGTTATGTGAAAGACGATTAATGTAATTGGTGAGATGAAAAATCTAATTTTGGATCGCCCCACATTTTGGCGTTATGTTGGAAATGCTTTATTAATCGTTGGATACATAGTCCTTTTGTGGGGTGATCTTACATTTGGTTTATGCATCAAACTTATTGGTGGTACACTAATTCTTCCATCTCTTTATTATCTTAAAATGTGGGATGGTATGATTCTTTGTGGATTTTTCACTACGATTGAAATAGGCAAACTTTACGACCTCTTAGGACCATAAAATGTTTATAGATCAGGATCTATATTTGAAAATCAGAGAAGTAATGCCAACGGTTTGCGTAGATCTAATCGTCACAAATCCGAATGGTGAGTATTTACTGCTGCAACGTAGGGAAGAACCTGCAAAAGGATTGTGGTGGATTCCTGGTGGAAGAATTTATAAGAATGAATCCTGGAAAGATGCAGCATCCCGAAAGTCTATGGAAGAGTTGGGCGTATGTTTGGAGTTGGTTGATTTTGTTTCACTTGAAGAGAGCATGTTTCCAAACGTTGATTACCATACTGTGAATGTTACAGTTCACATGGAATATAACGGACTTGATGCTTTGACAATCGATTCAAATCATAGCAAATATAGGTGGGAAAAATATATTCTGAATGAACTTCATGAAGCGGTAGTTAATCCCCTTAAGAAATTGGGATTTAGATTTGAGAATTGATAATAAGAGTCACGGATGGACTATAACAGAACTGGTGGAGTCAAACGACCCTTTTACACACAAACACACAGGAGAAAAGAATGTCACCTTACGAACTTAGATTTGAGATATTCAAACAAGCATACAATATGCTTAATGACAAATTTTCAGTAGAATATGATACTGCTAGTCGCTGGAACGAAGACAAGAGGAATCAGGTTCCCATGGATTATCCAGAGTTCCCATCCTTGGAAAACGTTCTAGATCAATCGGAGATTATTAATAATTTTGTCTCGGACAGACGTTAAATGTGCCCTGGTGCGGATGGGGATCTCTCCTGCCTGGTCTACAATTCCCAGATAAAGAATTGTTATGGTCTACCTTCTTGGGAATGAATCCAAGTCTTTAGATCATATACATATTTTCTTAATATCTCTGCTTGTGTTAAGTGCCAGATATTACCTGTGTCTAGATACTGTCTGTTGTGTTCATCGACAGCATCTAGGCACTTTTTAATGATAGGATTCCATGGCTCCCTAACAGGAGTATTCCATTCCCGTGGCATAAAACCTCTTAGAGATTATTTTTTCTTACCACCGTTTTTAGCTTTCCTAGCAGTCGCATTACCCTGATTTTGCTTCTTGTTATTTGCGTTGCCTGCTGAACCTTTCTTGCCTTTATTAGCGGACTTTGCCATCTTTCTGACAGAGTAATACGTTAATATTTAGCAGGGATGGGTTGACATTTTGACTTGCTTTTTGTATACTAAATATGAACAGATACTATGGATTCTATGGGTGAATATACGAAGACGGCACTCGTTCTTGGTGCCGGTGGATTTATTGGAAGTCACATGGTGAAGAGACTGCGATCCGAAGGATACTGGGTTCGCGGTGTAGATTTAAAGTACCCTGAGTTCTCTGAAACCGCTGCAAATGAGTTTGTGGTTGGTGATCTTCGCGATAGGCATCTGGTTGAACGTGCGGTTCAATTCAGAGGTTATTTGGGAAATTTTTACAAGTTATTTTCTCTAAAACATGTTGATAC